CTTGCCTGCATACGCTGGATATTTGCTTCGTCCATAATAACACCAAAGAACTCATCCGCATATCTAGCAACAGTTTTAGGCATCGAATAAGCATGTTTAGACATAACCATCCATCCCTCGCCTACACCTTGCCACATAACATGCACCCCGCCCATCATCACAATCTTGCCATCTTTCCTAGCGGTAAAGCCGACTATGTTTTCATAACCCTCAAAGCTGGCTTTTTCTGCCGGAGACATCTCGTACTCTAACTCAATCTCCTCAATGTCACCCTTCTGGAAATAACCTACATCAAGCATCGAATGTATTTGACCTCCGCATAATCGCTAATACTGTCATAGGCAGGGGCTGTGACTGCCTAATAACCACACGCGCGTCGTTGTCATACCCAGACGGGAAGAATATTTCTTTATCCCCAGTAAACAACGGAATCGCCGTATCCATGTCCATACTACTATCACGGAATGGCAGGCGGTCTAAGTTGTTTGTGTCTGGTCCAATCTCAGCGCCCACAGACTTGAAGAACCGTGCAGTCACGCCGTGGATACGCTTAATCTTGCCCTGCGCAATCCCATCGTCTGCGCCAGCTTCCATGCGCAATGTCTCTACAATAGACGAGTAGCTATAGCCAACATGCACCTTCGAGGAGCTTCTATCTAGCGTAATGCTGCCGCCACTAACAGCCTTGTCGGCGTGGGCTGCGCCATCAGCCAGGATAGCAACAGTCTCCCCCTCAAGATGGTTCAGACCAGTGATTGTTGTTGTTGCGCTGCCGCTGTATGTAAGGCCGCTATCCACATAGAAAGCATCACCCACATCATCCCCGAAATCTATAGTTGTCAGATGCTCAATATGCCGCACTGTGCTGCCGTCTATAGTTCTCTTTACAGACAAATACACTTGGTCTTCTGCGCCGCTCGGTATAGCTGTGATGCTTTCCACAATGCCGGACCCGCCTATATCGTGGTCATGCCATCCGACAGCGCCGTTTGCACGGTCATAGGTAAGCCCGATAAGCCCACCATCGCTATGGACAAACCACAGGATAAGCTCAGGCTCTTGCTGCCATATCATGTCAGTCATACCGCCGCGCGGCAAATGGTCAGCTAGAATAGACAAGTCAACGCCCAGCAGCCCGTCAGTGTCCAAATCGAAAGTAATCTCTTTGACTTTCTCAAGACCCTTCTGGATAAGGATGGTGCTGTTGCCTGCGCGTAACGGACGAATATCAGACGAGCCAAATGTTGTTTCACGCAAAACATTGATGTTGGTAGGCGTTACCGGAGTCGTGCCTGTGCCTCCAGACAGTGTAAACTCTGAGCTAGTCGTTAGCACTTGCAGAAAACGTGCAGGCAAAAGATGCTTGATGACATTAACTTGGTCAGACGCAATCGTTACGTTTACCGCCTTGTCATCCTCTGTGCCAGGAGTGTGGTTCTCAAAGTCTGCCGTTACGGACCCAAAGATGGTCTGTGGCTGGCCTGTAGTGCCTGCGTAGTACAAACGCTCCTCGTAGAACGCGACGGCCCTTGGGAAGCCTTGGTCTCCCCCAAACGCTCCCAGCGACCAGTTCTTTGTAGCATTTGACGAACCGACGACTTGATGCGGCAACACGGATATGCCGCCGTCATCCTCTTGAACCACAGCCGTGACTACGGTTGCGCTCGTGAACACAGTGATTTTGGCATACCCAGTGTCATCGTGGCGGTACTCCCAGTCGATTGCACCGTAGGTCTCTGTGCCGCTAGTGTGAACAGGCGGGGTGTTGCCAGATGTTTGAGTAGAGCCTGTCACCTGCTTATAAACATGCCCGTTATATCGCACAAATTCGTTGTTGGCATAGCTTGTACTAGCAGCCCACTCATCATAAGTAACCTCCAGCACTTCGCGGAATCTAATAAGACGCCCAACATCTGCGTTGGTAAACAAATCAGCAGACGCCGTAATCGTTACAGTGCCTGTGTCAGCAGAGGCGTACAACGTAGTATCTGTTATGTTCTCGTCGAGATACGGGCCATCAGTAAACGCAATATCAGACAGCGTAAAACTTGTAGCGGTGGTGCGCGTTAGTTTTGCAGGCTCATGGTCTTTGTGAGCCAGAAACAAAACATCCGCAGACTGCGCGTGGTTAATCTCAAAGATATCTGTGACGCTGTATGTAGTCGTAACCTCAACAATCTTGCCAGCCGTGCCGCCAGACGAGTACGTTGTATAAGCGCTGCTGTTTACGCCAGATAACTGGAACGTGTTAGTCGTCGCGCCTGCAACAGTAAACTCAAGGTTATTCACCTCAGTCATGCCTACAACGCTGCTGATAAACACTCTGTCTCCATTTGAGAAGCCGTGGGAGTTAGATGTTACAACCGCTGGGTTAGCCTTGGTTATTGCTGTAATGTTTTTGACGGTCTCTGTCAGTATGCCGCCGTCTTTGAAGAAACGGATATAGTTGGCACCAAACTCAAGCACATACGCTTGCTCGTCACTAAACTCGAAATTTACAAGTCTAACCTTGCCGCCATCCTTTGACCTACCAGCAAACTTAGTGCCTGGTCTGCGCGTTGTACCGCCCTGCGGGAACACCAGCATGTTCTGCAAGGTCTGCGCCGCCTCGTTGTACTTCTGCAAATCAATGCGGCCTTCCAAACGCGGCGATAGTTCTCCAGCGCGGAAGTTGGTAACAATACTAGATACACGCGCCATCTTAGAACCTTATGTTGATAAAATCATCTGCAATCATTTTGTCTGGCTGGCCTTCCATCGCATCCATAGAACGTGCCTCGCGGATACGAGTTTCGTACAAGCTGAACATCTGTTGGGCAATGCTGTTGCTGCCTGTGATTGCATAAGCAGTCTCTGATGCAAGCCTGTGCGCTATGGTGCTGGACAAAAGCGCATCGTATTGCTCTGTGTCAGTAACGCGGGAGATATATATAATCTTGCAAGTTTCTTCGTTGCTAAGAACCTTCCGGCCCTCAATCTTGTACATAACTTGGCTGTCATACGGGGTAAGTTCATTGTCAACATTGACATTCCAGAAAGACATTACCCGCAGGCAGTACGGGTCAGTAGGCAGCGTGTACTGAAAGCTAAAACCAAATGCAGGTGCTTCACTGTCCTGAGCCAAATCAGCACGGGCAATCGCAGCGTTCCAAGGGTGCGCTCGAAGCACGGCATCCCGCACAGTCTCAAACCGGCGGTTACACAATCTAGCTTCTTTGGAGTTCTCTGTTAGTGAGGCAATAGTCGCAGCGCCAAGAAGGTCCATCGCCTCGTTACAGATATCAACTACTGATGGCATCTCGTACCAACCTCTCTACATTTATTAACACGCCCTGACTTGCATCACTGTCTCCACCCTTAACGATAAGGCCTTCCTTGTGCGCCTGCCTAGCTAGTATCTTTAGTTTAGCTGTGGGCAATAATACCACAGTTTCTTCTCCAAGTATAAACGCCCAGTATTGCGCTTGCGTAGTCGCTATGCCCGACGGTTTACCTCTACAAAAAAACTCCACAAACACATTCCCTGTTTGCGAAGCCATAAAATCACGTTTCACCTCTATAGGTACGTTTTCGAGAAGTTCGCCCAGCCATTGTTCTTTTAGCTGGCCGACTTTCAAATCCCAGCGGAAGTCGCTGTTCTGTTCCATACGCCTCCTTGGGAAGAAGGGGCGGTTTCCCGCCCCCTCAGTATTAGTTCACAACGTAGTGAATAACGAAAGCCATATCACCAGCCGTGCCACCAGTTGCGTCGAATGTTGCCGCAATATAGTAGAACCCGCCTGGGTCAGTGCTGTCGCCAGCCATTGTGTACATCTTCTGACCTGTGGTGTTCAAGTCAGCCGCCTCATAACGAAGCTCTGCAAGTGCTGCGCCGTCGGCAACAGAAGTAGCAAAGAAGTCTTCGTCTTTAACAGCGCCAGCATCTGTGTAGATGCCCACGTTGTATGTGCAGCTTCCGCCAAGAGCGTCGGAACCCACCATCAGTGACGTGACAGTTGCGTTGCTTGGGATAGGCGCAAGCATAACGATATCATCGTCAGTGCTATCACCAGCAGCCAAAGCTACGTTGCCCTGAGCAACACGGAGTACACCGTGCAGTTCTTGGGCGTCATTAGCAACTTGAGGGGAAGCCTCAAGATTTGCTACCAAGTCTGAATTTTTAGTAGTCATCTCTAGCTCCTATCAGTCTGGGGTTTCGTCACAGAAGATTTGCACAACCTTGGACTCTTCCATCCGCACAGCGCCAACGCTCATGCAGTAGTAGACCTGTGTTGCGTAACCTTTGTCCGCACGTTCATCAATGCGAGCATTGATATCTTTGCCGATGCCGAGAGTAAGTCCATCCTCTGCCCATGCAAAGCATTTGCGGATGTCGTTGCTGTCAACAGCCAGACGGTTCGTCATAATGAAGCGGAAGCCCATAAAGGTATCCACATCGCCAGAAACCAACGCCTTGACGGTGTTGAAGTCTGATGAAGTTACCTGAGTTGTACCAAGCAAGTCTTCGATTTGCTTTGGACCAACAGCAATGTAACGAGGGATAGATGGGTCAACATCATTCAGGTCCATCTTACGCTTGGCTTCTGTGAGCTTTGCGATTGTCAGACCGTCGTTTGACGAAGCAGAACCTACTGAGTTTGCCGTTGCATCCAGCGTTGCTGAACCTGAGCCAGTCTCACCAGTGGAGGCTGTACCAGTTGCAGCAGCAATAACAACGTCATCCATCGCACGGCCCATAGCAGCCGCAGCAGCCATAGCGTATGAGGAAGTAGGGTCAATCAGCATACGAACCTTGTCCTGGTCGTCGATAAGGTCAGCATACTCGTAGTCAGCCAGAGACAGACGACGCCTTCCGTGAGGTGTGTCAATCTGTGGTGTGTCGGCGTTTCTTGATGTACGAAGCTGCGCTGTCGCTACACCAATCTGGTCGATGAAGGCATTCTTTCCAACAACATTCTCAATGCGCACCGCATCACGCAGACGAGAACCCATCTGCTGTGAGAGCATCTGCACGTTTGCAGAATACTGTTGAACAAATGCCGTGGTGATTTGTGATGACATAACATGTCTCCTGTTTCACACGGTTACATTTATACTAATTGCGGTGTGCTACCCTTACGGACACCCCTAGCTTTTTTAGCCCTTGTGGGGCTGTCGTCTTTCCGACTGCCAACAGGACGATATGACTCGCTACCCTGCGTGACCCACTCGTAGTATTTGTCTGCGAGGTGGTCAGGATTTAAGACGTCGCGTTGTGTGCCATACTCTAACGCAACCCTTAAACACTCTAGCCGTATCTCTACATCATCCATGAATGTAGTTCATCAGCTCTTGTACGCGTCCTACAGCCTTTTGACGGGCTGCATAGTTTCGTCTATCCGTATACTCAGGCGATTGCATAATGGCATCTGCCTCTGCCTGAGCTTTGTCCTTCGTCATAAACGAAGTTTGAGATGAGTCCGAAACGGTATCTTCACTGGTCACACTTTGCCTAAATTCTGCAATTTTTGCAAATGCTTTTATAAACTCAGGGTTGTTGCCCAGCTTTGTGCCGTCGGCAAGGTCAAGGTCAAACATCTCAGGGTTGCCAAATTCTTGCGCGGTTGCTGCCGCTTTCTGCACAATCCCGTCATAGTTTGGCCCCCATTCCTGCCGGAGCGCTGCTTCTGATTGTTCACGCTGTTGCTCAACCTGTTGCATATTTGCAACACCTGTGTTCTCCACGACACTCTT